GGAAATATAATTAATAAATTTAATAAATATCTCATTCCCCATACTCAATAAATATTATATTCCTCACAAAAAATAAATATTTCATTCACCATACTCAATAAATTTAATAAACATCTCATTCCCCCCCATACTCAATAAATATTATATTCTTCACAAAAATAAATATCTCATTCCTCATACTCAATAAATATTATATTCTTAAATATTATACTTTTCACCCTATATCATATCCATCGTATGTATGGCTAACTGTTTTTGGTTCACTATAAGTATCCCCGCCAAGAATCATATATCTTATAGCATCTGCTCCATGAGCATAATCGTCATTAACATGCTCTCCCATTAATAATCCAGTAGCTTTATTCTTTTTAGCTCTATAATTTAAAAAGCAATCAGGAATATATATTAATTTATCATCCACCCAAATCTTATTCATATTAGCTTTAACTATTTCCCTATCTACCGCAACTTCCGCCGTTTTCTTTAAAGGTTCAATATTTTCTAGACCTAAATTTTCTAAAATTTCTATTCTGGACATCATTGTGGATAATTCTTTTACTTTAGCATCATGTGGGACAATTATTTTAGAATATCTTCCATAACTAGATTGTCTAGTTAACAGATGATTCCCGTAATGTGCTAAACTTTCATTCCTATTATAATATTCATCTATTATTCTAAATCCGTCAGTATAAGTTTGAAAAAATACTATTGCAAAGCCTGATTTACCTATATCCATTGCTACTTGAACAGGTAAGTCCCGTTCATATAAATTATTAATTACTCTTTTACGATTTATAATTAATCTAATATATAATTTAGCATAATATGCGCCATCAGTATCTTTAATAAATGCCTCTTCCCAAGTAGATGGGTATTCTTGTTTAATATCATTCCCTAATTCTCTATGTTGAGCGACCCAAAAATTCTTTTGCTCTTTAGTTAACTTATAACCAGTATCAATTTCCACTTGTTTAAAATATTCTTCTTGTTTTTTAGTCAATTGTTCATCGACATTTGATTTACAAGTATTATCTAACATCCAAGGTAAGAAAACCGGGTAGAAATCTTTAGGGCTTAGGTTATCTATTCTAGACATGGCGCCAGTCCACATATTCCTAAATTCGTTGTGCCCCTCTGCTGTAGATTCAATTACTGTAGGATTACTTGGATGAATAGCTTGTAGCGTTCCGGTTTTTATCTCTCTAACTCTATCTGGTGATTCATTAGCTATTTTGCCCATTTCAGACACATGAAGTCTATGAAGTGTTGTAGAGCGAAAAGATAAACGAATAAACATTATTGAATTATTTGAAAATCCCAATTCTCTTTTATTTTGTTTGTTCATGGTAAGATTTAACATACTTTTAATGTTATCTGGAGTTTTGTCCCACAAAGTTCTAATTTTCCAAAATAAAGCTTCTGCTTCTGATGCTCCTTGTGCTATAAGTCCGGCATGTGTATAAGGATAAAATAGAGCATCATCGTAGTAAGATACTAAATAAAATGTTGATACTCCTTGTTGTCTTGATTTAAGTATTATTTGGCGTGGGTGTATTAATAGTTTAGAATATACATAATGTTGAGACTTATTCATAGAGAATTTAACAAGATTTCCTTCTTTGTTAATTATTTTGTATAAGTTATTTAATCTCCAAAGTTTGGATGGTATATAATTTTTAACTAAGTCTTCATCATTCTTAGGTTCACTAAAGAATGTTTGTGGGTAATTGACAATTTTAGTGTTCTTATATAAATCAAAAAATTCTTGTTTATTTAAGTTAAACATTACACTTAATCTTTTAGTTCATTTAACAAAGAAGATGTTCCATCATCATTATCTGGATTAGTGTTTATAGATATTTTAGGGGCAAATATACCTTTATAAGCGTCTGTTATAGCTCTCAATGTTGACACAGCCATTATATTAGTATCTTTATCTAAACGAATGCCCTCTTTTATCAACAAACCTGCTGAATTTAATAGTAATCTTTCTAAATCTTCTTTAGTTATATCGTTTGTATAGGATAAATCTATTAATTGTAAAGCTTGTTCACTTATAACACTAGTTTTTTCTATTTCAGGTAATTCTCTTTTCCATTCTTCTACTAAAGCAAATGAAACATCTAAATCTTTAGCTATTTGTTCAATAGATTCGCCTTTTATAAGCCTTCTTTCTCCTTCTTCTCTTATATTAGGTTTCATTTTTAAGTTCCTTTACTTTAATTTGAATTAGTTTAATTATTGTAGCGCTGAAATTAATATTATTATTTCTACAATATTTCTTTAAATATTCAATGGCTTCCATACCTAATTGATTATTAGGTGGACAACTAAAAGAAAAAACTTTATCTTGCATGATATAATACAGTAAGTGTTTCAAGAAGTGGAAGTTAATAAAATTAATAATTGCATTATAGCTTGTTTTTATGCTATTGTATAGCTTTATTTAACTTTTTCACCCAAGGGAGTACACAATGGACACGGAAAAGGCTGTAAAGACTGAGACTAAACTAACTGTAGATAGTTTTTTAGCTTCGGCTGAAAGAGATGCTAATGGAAAGGTTATCTTTTCTGATAGCGTTAGTGATGATTTTAAGCAAGCTGTAGGTATAGAGCAAAGGCGTAGGGATTTGCAGGCTACCTATACAAAGACTAATAAAGAGAACAAAACTCTGAAAGCTAAAGTTATAGCTCTTGGAGAAGCTATAGAGAAAAACGTTAAACCTACATTAACTGCTGAACAACAACAAGAATTAGCTGATTTGCGCGATACTGATGTAGATGCTTATATTAGTAAAGCTCAACAATATGAAAAAGAGGCCGCCAAATTAACAAATGAACGAATTACTGCTGATGTAGCTAAATCAGTCGAAGCCCAAGAACGGGAGGCTAGATTAGAAGCTTTGGAGAAGCTTGCTACTAATTCAGGAATAACGATGGAACAGATTAATATGGGACTACCGCCTCGGATAGTTAATGCTTATCTTGATGGCGACTCTGATATTGATGAGTTCCAAAAAGCTGCAAATGAATACCTTGGAAAAGGCAAAGTCATTAATAAAGGCACTCAACCGGATGGCACTCCTAATGTAACGGAATTCGCTGGCTCTGGTGAACCTTCTGATGAAGCCAAAAAAGAATCGTTAGCAGAAGATTATGCTACAGATGTGTTTTAACATGTCTTAACTTTTTCTAGGAGTTTATAAAATGTCTACTATATCTTTAGATAGTGCAATTAAGAGGAGGGGTTGGATAAAAGAGGGACTATTGCAAGAAACTGCAAATTCTTTTTGGCACCCATTCACTTCAATGGGAGACTCTTCCATTATTAAACAAGCTAATGATGCCAGGCAAGATGCTGGGCATAATGTAGTTTTCCAATATCGTGGTAATCATACTGTAACACCTATTGAGGGTCGGGATACTGCTTTTGGTAAAGGCAAAGATAAGAAAGTGTTCTCATCCAAGATAGAAATTCGTAGGTTTAGATTTCCTATTGATAATGGGGATGTTTTTGATGGTGTTGATATAAATGATTTGACACTTTCTCAACATTCAGATTCTAGGAGTCTACTTGCTGATGGTTTTTCTCGTTGGAAAGACCAAATGTATTTTGATTGTGGTCAAGGTATTATAGATAGCTTTACTTCATCACATGAGGTAGATTTGGGTACTACTTTTGGGTATGACGAATTGTTGGATTTGGCTGAATCTACCAGAACGGGCAAGTTTGGTACTAAATATCGTAGGCCACTTAAACCTTATCGAACAGAAAACGGTGAGGATTGTTATTTTATAGTTCTTGATGCTTATTCTGCAACTATGTTGCGAAAAGATTCAGACTTTAAAACTGTAATACAACATGCTGATGTTCGAGGGAATAATAACAGGCTGATTAAAGGTGTTTTCGGCAAGATTAACAATCTCTATCTGGTTGAAGCTCCAACACATAGCGGTTCTGTATTGAATGATGCTACAGGCACTACAATGCAATTTCGTGATGTCGAGGTTGAAATAGCTGGTCTGCGAAGGAAAGATGCTAATGATGTTTGGACTGGTCAAAAAGGTTATGTTACTACTGGTGCTCAGTATTCTTATAATCTTTTGCTTGGCGCTAATGCTTTTCAGACAGCTTTTGGTCGCATGCCTGATTATAAATTCCAACAGTCTATGGATTTTGGGATTAAAAGCGAGTCTGCTCTTGAAGTATGGATGAATACTCAAAAAACTAAACTCACAAACGAAACAGGTGAAGACTATGTAGCTGCCAAAGTGTCCGATATGGATTATGGCGTAGTTACTATCAAACTGAAAACTCAATCTTAATCGGAGGCTAATATGGCTACTGTAGATTTGACGCGAAAACGGAATTACGCGCAAAAGAAAACACTATCTGTTAGCGCAGTTAAACTTACTCATACTGAATTGACATCGTCGTCAGATGAATATGTTCTATTCACTGTACCGGCCAATTCGGTATTGAGTAATGTTAAACTGATAACTAATCAGGCTTGTAGTACTGCTGGTACTACTGTAACTGTTAAGTTTGATGGTACTGCTATCCTTAGTAATAAAGCAGTAACTACTGCTGGCAATGTTGAGACTTCTGTATCTGATAAGCTTAGTGGTACTGGTGCAGATGTATCAATCACTATCAATAAGAATAACATTACTGATGGTGAGTTTATTGTAATCTTTGAGTATACTGAGTTTGACCTAGCTACAGGTAATACAACTCGATACTATGAAGCTTAGACTTGCTCCATAAGTTAAGTCGTTGATACCAAGTGATGTATTAACTCCGGTCAGATACCTAATATCTGATACGGAGACGCCTTACAGGTGGTCTAATGCGCGCTTGGTATCAGCACTTAATGATTGTTTGAATGATTTAGCTAATACAACACATTTATTTAGTTCTGTTGGATATTTTTTAATGTCTGATGGTGCTAATTTATATGATATTAGTGAACATGCAGTGACTATTGAGCGAGTAGAATTTAATAATGTTAAATTAGCTGAATATTCTCAATATGAGATGGATGAAAAAGACCCTGATTGGAAGAATAAATCATCCAGTACTCCAAAAGCTATAGTTTATGACGGACTGAAAAGCTGTAGATTTTTTGTTTATCCTGTACCTGTAGGTATAGGTTCAGGTAATGTAACTATTAATCAGAATTATGGATTTACTCAATATATAACAATAGATGAAATTTTAGGTCAGTCTGATTTGGATGAGAATGTTGCAGATGCTGATATAACTAAGTATATAAAGGTATTTTATGTTAAAATACCTACTGCTGCTGTAATTACTGGAATTGATGTTAGTGGTACTGATGAAATAGCTTTAGATGGTGTTATTGGTAGGAATTTAACAGAAGTTTTTGTGCATTATGTAGCTTCTATGGCATTGCGTGATAATACAGATACAATAAGTGCTCAAAGAGCAGTTAATGAATTTCAATTGTATGAAAAGAAGAAACAAGAATTGATTGTAGAGCGGTCTGGTAGAGGTTCTGAAAGAATTAGAACAATTGACCGGAAAACTGTAGACTCTTATATTTTCTCTTAAAGTATTATGGTTAATATAGTAGTTAATAATTTTAAGGCAGGTGTAGAGGATTTACTGTTTGGCACTGGTACGGAAACTCAAACTAGAAATGGTCAATCAGTTACATTAACTAAGATAAATGCTAGTAATATACCTGTAGATGCTTCAACATCATTAGCTGATGCTTATGCTAGTGTTCAAGCTAATATAACTACATTCAATTCAATTAAAACAGCTATAGAAAATCTTAATTCTAAACGCACAACACTTGAAAGCTTAAGCTCAAAAATTAGTTTATTGGAAGAGATACAAGGAGAATTAACTGATATAGATTCACTTCTTACACTGTTGAACAGTACAGAAGTTCAGAATATGTATAATAATTTTAATGATATTAATGTTGTATCTCAAGCATATTCTACTGTTGAATTTCAGACATTATTACACAATATAGAAGAATTAACTAACTTGTCTGAGTTACTTGAGGGGTTATTAGGTATTTCTGGACTAGTAGATAAACTTACAGCTTTACAAGTAAAGCTGACTGAGATAGTTGGAGTTTATGATAAGTTAGCAGAAGTTGAAGGTGTTCACGGTAAATTAACAGAAGTTGAAGGTGTTCACGGTAAATTAACAGAAGTTGAAGGTGTTCACGGTAAATTAACAGAAGTTGAAGGTGTTCACGGTAAATTAACAGAGATAGATAATGTTGATGATAAGTTAGATAAAGTAGAAAATGTTGCAGATAAATTATCTGAAATAGAGAGAGTTGACGGAAAATTGACTGAGGTAGAGACAGTTTCAGATAGTATTGATAATGTCGATACAGTAGCTACTAATATAAGTGATGTAAATCTTGTTGCTGATAATTTAGATGATTTGCCAGTCATTAAATTTCCTGTAGGTTCAGAGGTAATATCTTATGTTCCAATAACAAACTTCCCTCATGTATATACTACAGATGGTAGAGAAGTTAGTCGTACTGACACAACAGAAAATCTTTTTAATAAATTAGGCACTAAGTTTGGTAGTGGTGATGGTTCTACAACATTTAATTTGCCAGCAAAATATGGAACATTTGAAGGTGTTAGTTTAGAAGGTAAAGTAATTAATGATACTGTAGGAGCTTTATTAAATGATGCTTATAGTGTTCATGTAGTTGGTAATTATGCTTATATTGCTTCATTTAGTTCAAGTGCTTTAGAAATAGTAGATATATCTAATCCTTCTTCACCCGCTCATGTAGGTTCAATATCTAATGGTGAAGGTGGAGCCAAATTAGATGGTGCTCGTAGTGTTCATGTAGTTGGTAATTATGCTTATGTTGCTTCTTATCAGTTAAATGCTTTAGAAATAGTAGATATATCTAATCCTTCTTCACCCGCTCATGTAGGTTCAATATCTAATGGTGAAGGTGGAGCCAAATTAAGTGGTGCTTATAGTGTTCATGTAGTTGGTAATTATGCTTATATTACTTCAATTAGTTCAAATGCTTTAGAAATAGTAGATATATCTAATCCTTCTTCACCCGCTCATGTAGGTTCAATATCTCGTGGTGAAGGTGGAGCCAAATTAGGTGGTGCTAGTAGTGTTCATGTAGTTGGTAATTATGCTTATGTTGCCTCTTATCAGTTAAATGCTTTAGAAATAGTAGATATATCTAATCCTTCTTCACCCGCTCATGTAGGTTCAATATCTCATGGTGAAGGTGGAGCCAAATTAGATGGTGTTAGATTAGTTGAAATAAGAGGTAAGTATGCTTATACTATAACTAATAATCATTTGCAGATGTTTGATATATCTAATCCACCAATATTAAAGCCCCTTGGTTCATTGGCTAATGGTACAGATGGCGCTATAATTGATGGAGCTTTTGGCTCATATTTAGATGGTGATTATTTATTTATATCTAATTTTAATAATGATTCTGTAGAAATTATAGATGTAAGTAATCCAAATTCCCCAGCACATAAAATTATTATAAGTGGTATAGGTGGGTCTAATTTAAATGGTGCTACGGATGTTTGGGTTCAAAATGATTATCTTTATGTAACATCTTACTTGACAACAAATACAAAACTAGCTATATTTAATATTAGTAATTTAGACAATATAACATTAGTTAGTACTTTAGATGATGGTGGCGGCGGAGGAGCTGAATTATTTGGAGCTTGGAGCATAGTTGTTAGAGGTGATTATGCTTATATAGTTACTGTAGGCGGTCAATCATTAGAAATTGTAAACATATCTAATCCGGCTTCTCCTACGCACACAGGAAAAATTAATTTAGCTAAAAATGCTTGGCATTTAGATATTAATGGTAATTATGCTTATATAACAGGATATGAGGGCGGGAGTGTAGGTCACTTTATTATAGTTGATGTATCTACTCCAAGCGCACCTTCTGTAGTTTCTACATTAGAGCATGGTGTGAATGGGTGGGATTTAAATAAACCGCAACAGGTTAAAGTTGAACACGATTATGCTTATGTAGCTTTAGAAGATTCAGATAAATTAATTGTTATAGATGTATCCAATAAATCTTCACCGTCACTAGAAGCTTCTATATCTCATAATACTGATGGTGCTTTATTAGATGGTGCTTGTGGTATCGATGTTAGAGATGGTTATATTTATGTAGTTTCTTCAAATTCAGATGCTCTCAACGCAATAAAATTAAACTATGATAGATATTACGGGATTGTCTACTAATGGTTAAGTTGTTAACTTTTGATGGTGGAGTCAATAAGCGATTAGACCCTAGTCTGCTTAATCCTAATGCTGCTGTTGAATTAAAGAATACTAAAATTGATTCCGGTATTCTTGAGCCGGTTAAAGATAAAGAGTTTTATTCTGCTGGTTCTGGTAATGCTTATGCTTATGATATAGATGGAACAATATATAAATCTAACAATCAATTCAGTATAGTCAAGCATAATGATACGCATTATAAAACAGAAGAGGGTGGAGTAATTCCTAGTTATTGGGATGATGATAGTAATGAGTTTGTTAGTTTAGGTGTAGATGTATTAGATAATTCAGACATAACAATTAGGTCTGTTAGTGCTAATAATTCAACATTTGTTCAAGCTCAATTTCAAAATGTTTATGGTGGTACTCCATATATCTGCCACTATGAAGAATTTAGAATTTTTATTGTTGTCCACGAATTAAATAATGTGAATAACATTTATGCCCTTTTAGATAGAATAGATATAAATCTAACAAGGCATCCGACAAATTTTACAGTTTCTCAGTATTTTAGAGTTTCTTATACTGGTTCATTATCTGCTCATTATCCATCTGGTGCAGAAGTTTCAGCTTTATTTTCTGCTGTTGAACAAGATACTTACCGTTGGGTAGATGTTAGGAGGTGTAAGCGTATAGGTTCAGGGGATAATCCAAAGTTTTTTAGATATACTTACATAGATTTTGATGATGATATAAGTCAAACATTTTCACCTAATTCTATAACTTTTTATTTTACTGCTTATAAATCTACCAATCCAACAGTAGAATCTGTGCCTATATCAAAAGTTCATAATTTAAGGTTGAGTAATTTTGACGCATATTCAGATGATTTAGGTACAAATTTTTTTAGGTTTGAGACTAATGTACCTACACCAGTTTCTCCATCCCCAATGTATAATAAAATTAGAGTCTATATGCAATCTTCTGCTACTGTTGGAGACCCTAAATTAATTAAAGAGTTAGATTTAGTTGAAACTACAGATTATGTGAATGAGATAGGTTATAATCCAGCAGAGCTTGGCGAGTCTGATTTTCCTAGTCTTTTAGGCAATTTTCAACCAGATGTAAATATTAGATATTTAACTGTTGCTTATAGTACATTATTTGGTGCTATAGGTACAGAAATAAGATTTTCTAGAGTTAATGAGCCACATGAATGGCCGCCTGAAAATTCATTTGATATATACAATACAATAACTGGTTTGTTGGTTATTAATCAAGGAATTTTAATTTTTACGGAAGATAAAACTTATTTACTTACAGGAAATTCAACATCTAATTTTGCTTTAAATTTAATTAGTGATGACCAAGGTTGTATAAATGGTTATAGTTGTCAGTTATTAAGGAACAGGCCATTATGGATTTCTAAAGATGGTTTGTGTACTTTATATAATAATTATGTACAAATATTATCCAAGCCATTTTTTGGGCTATTGAATTTGGATTATGTTACAGATACTATAGTTTATGATGAACAATATTTTATTGCTGGTGGAGTGTCTAATTTAGTATTTGATTTTAGGTATGAGTTAAGAGCTTTTTATTATGAGGGGGAGACTCAATCATTTTTTATATCAAATGATAATGAGTTATGTTTAATTGATTCAGGAAGTAATTATGATTGTTTTAAAGCGTTTGAATCTTCTAATAATACTTCAATGCGTTATGATTCTCCTGTATTGATTGAAGGTAACCCTATGATGCACAAAATGTATAATAAAGTGTATGTTAGATATGAGGGATATATTACTATAACTATGTTTATTGACGGCCTTGTTGTGTATAATAAAGTTCTATCTTCAACAAGTCAGACCACTCATGAATTTTCTCCGCCTGCTGAAAAGCAAAGAGGTTATAATTGTCAATTCCGGATAATAGGTACTGGTAAAGTGTACGGAATTGAAACAATGCCAACAGGTAGGGGCGCGTGAGCAGATTAGTACAGTTTGATAGTGAAGCTCTTTATAATATATTGAGAGAGATTGTTAACGGTGCTAACATATCAACAAATGTTAATCTTGGTGATATTGAAAGTATAGTTAAATCAGATACTACAATGATTGATGAAATGCAACAAGAGATAGATAATCTAAAAGCTAAGGTTGTTAGTTTAGAATCTAAATTATCTGAGATTACGACAGGAGAGTAGTAATGTTTGATAAAGTATTTGGTGGGGGCGGTGGTTCTGGTGGAGTTTTAGGAGGTTTCACTGATTGGGTAGGTATCACTAATTATAGTGAACAAGATAGACAATCTGCTAGAGGTCGTCATTTAAGTAAACAAGCTGTAGAAGCTTCTAAAAAAGGTGTAGAAGTATCAGAAGAGCTTTTAGCTTTTCAAAAACAGAGATTAGCTAGGTGGGAATCTGTATTTGGTTCTACTGAACAAAATTTAGCTAATTTTTATAATTCATTAACTCCTGAATCAATATCTAAATTTGGATTAGCGCAACAAAAACAACAATATCAAACTGCAAGTAGGCAAGTTCAAGAAAGATTAGCACAAAGAGGTTTAGGTAATTCTAAGTTTGCACAATATGTAGCTGCTTCAATGGATTTTCAGAATGCTACTAGAAAAGCTGAAATACAAGCAGAGGCTCCATTTAAAGTAGCGCAAGCTCAGATGGGATTTTATAATTTAGGACTTCAACAAGAACAGAATATTCAAGCTGGTATTGCTTCTGGATATGGTGCTGTAGCTAATGCTCATACTAATGTAGCTAATATTTATAGTGGACAAGCTGGTCAAGCATTTAATCTAGCAGGACAATATAGTCAAGGTAATGCTGCTGTTATATCAGGTATTGCTCACGCTGCCGGTTATGCAGCAGCAGGTGGTTTTGGTGGTGTTGATGGTGGTGGAGACCAAGCTGCAAATACTTCGATGGGTGTGCATACTCCACCACAATCTAGGACTTTTTTCCCGCCTTTATTTTAGGATAATATAATGACTGGCAGCAGAATTCATACTGGATTAGCTATACCAAGTTTTATGCAAGGGCACCAAGCTGGTAGGAATGTTCAATATCAAAAAGAGGCTAGACAATTAAATAGAAAGAATTCTGAATCTGCTAGAATGCAAGCAGAAGCTAATTATAACGCAGTTATGCTAGAAGCTCACAGGCGAGGTATATATTTAGACGCTAACGGTAATTGGAAAAATAGGTCAGACGGACTTCAATACCATACAGAAGACCAGTTAAATAAAACTATGGTGGACATGAATGAAATGCGGGCTAGATTAATAGCTATTCAAAATTTGAATGATTTAAATATATGGCATAATTTAAATAAAGAAGTTAGGGTTGATGACGAAGGTGTTGATTTTTCTCAGCTTAATGCTGTATTTAGTCAAGCTCCTATTGTTGGAAATGAGCTTAAATTAGAAGGAATTCATAGTATGGATAATTTGGATTTCAATAATCCAGATGAAGTAGCTTTAGTGCAACAATATTTACAAGGTCAGGGTGGTGAGTTAGAAGATTTTACTACTAATTTAGAAATGCAGAATGAAGCTAAAAAAGTTTTATTCAAATATTTTGATGAAAATGGTCAAAAACATATAGGTAATTTTATTGAAATGTCTGTTGCCACAGGTTTGTTATCTTCACCCGTATCAGCAAATAAGGCACTTAGGGATAGGGTAGCCAATGAATTATCTGTATTTCAACATCTTCTTGGTTTTGGAGATGGTAAAACACTAGAAGAGAGAAGAGCAGATGCGGATAACGTTAAGCTTGGGCACATAGCTACAATATATGGATATAATCAGGGTGTTAAGAAAGCGGCAGTAGAGGGTGCGTCTGATGAAAGACAGGAAAGGATAAAAAAAGAAACAGAAGCTACAAAAGGTTACTATAAGGTGCAAGAAACTTGGACAAAAGGTATTCTTGGTGTAGAACAAGAAAAATTTAAAGGCTTAAATAAAAACAATAAAAAATTTACAGATAGGGGTGAAGCACTTAGAACGCACAAAGATACTTCCGCTGAAATTTTGAGGTTGGTAGGTAAAGATAACTGGGCAGAAGTTAAATTATCAGAAATTCCTCCTGATTTTGCTTTAACGCACCTTCCTATTTTTAGAGATAATGAAGCTGCACATAATTATTTATACAAAAGTCGCGGGTTAACTGAGGGAGCGCTTAAAACATTAAGGCATTATGGTAGATTATTGCCATTGGCTAAAAGAGCCGCTGAATTAACACCAGAAGATGCTGGTATAGTAGATAATGTTTTAGGTTCTTTTAAGAAAAAATATCTACACCCTGGTTCGGATGATAAAGCTAGAATAGCTTATGGTTCTTTAAGGTCTAAATTACTTAGGATATTTGCTGGTGCAACAATGACAGTCAGTGAGTTAAAAGAATTTAAAAATAATCTTGAAGATTTAAATGTTCAGCCAGTAACAATTCTAACTCAATTAGAAACTGAATTATCTTCTTGGGTGGGAGAAATAGAAACTATAGCCAATTTAAGTGACCCAATAATAAGTATAAGATATTTAGGTGGGTTTTTATCTGATATAAAAGATATACGAAAAACTATCAATAATAATTTAAATAATATAAAGGGTGTTTTATTAGGTGATAATAGTAAATTGAGTAGTTCTAAACAGCCTGATTATTCTGACAGTAAGGCTAAAATGGAACAATTAGTTGGGCTGCCAGAATGAAAGTAGATATACACTATTTACAAGATACACTCAAAATATCTTTTGAGCAGTTTGCTGCTTCTCGCGAAGAAGCTAAAGAAGTAAATGATTTATATCACAATAGGCATTATACTATAAGTCAGCTTAGCGCATTAAAAGATAAGGGGCAACCTGCTGAAACATTTAATGTTATAAAAATGTTCGGTAGGCTCCTGGTGGGTTATTATTCTACTGTAACTAATGGTATAGAAGTTAGACCAGTTCAACGACAAGATATGCCAACAGCTTCATTATTAAATGGCTGCATTAGGCATGTATTTAATAATAATGACATGGATACCATAGGGGATAATTTTAAACTTAGTGGGTTATTGGATGGTTTAATAGTATGTTATTATCATGTTGAAGACACAGGAGAATTTGACGATTATGGAAGGCCAATAAGACAAATTAAAATAGATTACATACCGCCTAGTGAAGTAGCTTTAGACCCTATGAGTAGAAAGCCTGATTATTCTGATGCTAGATATTTTCATAGGTATAAGTGGATTGATGAAGAATCTCTAAGAAAAGCTATAGAATTATCTGGGGGTAATTCACAACAAGTTATTGATAGATTAGCTGCTTATGATAATCATCTTAATGAAGAAGGAGTTGAATTTTCCGAATACTATAAAGGTCACTTTGTTGGTAGGTATAAACAATATGATAATTATTTAGTTGTTCATTCTATTGTTAATGATGGCGATGATACATACAGTATACTTTGGAGTGGTGATGAGATAATATATAAGAATAAGTTAAATTATAGTGGTATTAGATTTCCGTATAGAGTTCAAAAGATTAACGATAGTGATATTTGTGAATATTATGGTATTTTTAGAGAGGTTGTACAGTCTCAACATGCTATAAATCAAGCTTTGTTAAAGCTACAGACTAAGATAAGTAGTGAGAAGATTCTTGTTGAAAAGGATGCTGTAGAAAATCTTGATAAGTTTGTAGAGGCTTACTCTAGAGTTAATGGTATTGTTGAAGTTAAACATCTTAGTGGTATTAAGGTTGAACAGTTAAGTGTTGAATTACAAAATCAGTATATTATTATTGATAGAGCTTTAAATAGAATACAAAAAATACTTGGTATTAATGATTCCTTTTTAGGTATGGCTTTTGCTTCTGACTCTGGAAGAAAAGTTAAGTTACAACAGAATGCTGCTATAATAGCTCTAAGATATTTCAATACTAAACTAGAACAATTTTATAAAGGTTTAGGTATGGATGTTGCAAACTTAGTTAAACAGTATTACACTGCTGAACAAGCATTAAGATTAAATGATGAATCTGTTGGTGAGACATGGTTGCAAATTAATCAACCTATCAAGATTCCTATAGGAATTGACCCGGAAACTGGCGGAGTTCAAACTTACACACCGTTAGAAGAAGTATTAGACCCTGAAACTGGCGAGCCTATGCAAGATGAAGAAGGTAATTATATAATAGCTCCTATGCCACGCAGTGATTCAGAGATAGCATTTACTGATGTTGATGTTTTAGTTACTACAATTGCTTATGATGATGAAAGAGAACAAAACCAGATACTTATAGAGTCTATAATTAATGGTTCTATAGGGCAAATATTAGCTGGTGTTGACCCTACTGCATTCTTAAAGATTGCTTCATTTGGAATAAGGCAGACACCTACTAGGCATAGTATAGATATAGCTAGAGTTATAGAGGAGACTATACAAAAATTAAGTCCCCAACAACAGCAAGCTATATCTCAAATGGCTATGGCTAATCAGATGCAACAAGGCGGCTCACAGATACAAGATAAAAGATTAACAAATGGAGCGGATTATGGCTAATGGCGTTAATGTAGATAACTCTACAGACTACAATCCACAAAAGATTAAAGATTTTGTCTTTGAAGCTTTTAATCGTGATATACCTCTTGAACATATAAATAAGTTTTTAGGTGAAAATCCAGATTTTTCGCATGGTGTCACTGTAAATTTTAATGAAGAAGCTTTAAGTAGGCTAGAGGGTTATAACATTGATGGGGATTCAAAAAAGAAACATTTTAAAGAAAACCTACAGGATTTTATAGATTTTGATGGTTTACAGCAAGAGGTTCAAGAAGTTCAAGAGCCTATAACTACAGATATTAGTTCAGATGTTGATACAGGTTCAGATACTAGTCCAGATATTAGTACTGATATAGGTTCAGATGTTGATATTAGTACTGATATTAAAACTGTTAAGGATGCGAAAACTAAACTTAGTTTAGAAGATTTAATAGAATCTGCTCAAAATGAGGGCATTCCTAGAGAACATATAGAGAGGTTTGCTAGAGAGAATAATCTTACTGCAAATGTAGATTTTGATGAAGCTTATGAAAATGTTAGCGAGACTACAAATATTAAAGATACTCGAACAGCTAAAGCTATAGAATCTTTGATAGTTGATGGGCGTTATGAAGGTGAGCCAGAAGCATTTTTAGATGAATTATACAGAATAAGAAAAGAGAATCCAGATTTAGAATTTCCAGAGCTTGATAAGATTAAACACTTCTTTGAACATAAAGAATCTAATGGTATATTTTATGATTTGAGAAATTTATTTAATCTACTAGCTTCTGGTGGAGTTTCTGCTGGTACATTTTCTGGGAGAACAATAATGGAAGCTTTAGGTGTTATGGTAAATCCAGAACAATTTATATATGATAGTATAATTAAAAAGTTATATAAGCAAAGTTCTGGAAAAACAATAGATGAATTCACGCAAAAAGATAAATATGAAAAAGCACAAGAGCTTGTAGCTTCTCATCATGCAAAGAATGAGAGGTGGTATAAATTTTTTCAATTAGATGATGTAGCTGCTCATGTTGGAGATTGGTTTAATAGAGGAGAAGAAGGAGAAGTTAGTGAGTTTCAAAAATTAAGACAAGATAAACAAGAAACTAAATTAGAGCTTTTAGAAGTTTTAAATGACCACGGCATACTAGCTGATTTTGATAGAGATGGAAACTTGGTAATGACTGTTAATGCTGGTACAAGTAAAGAGTTCAAGCAGATTATAGACTATTCACTTCCAGAAGATTTTAATGCTAATGCTTTTGAGATTATATTAGGTACTATCCCCACAGTTATAGCTGGTGTTAAATCTAAAAATCCTAAAATAGCTATGACTGTTGGTTCAGCAGGTGCAGGTGTTGGTTCAGTTATAGACCATATTAGAGCACATTATAAATTATATGGTGATTTGAAAGATTTAGAGACAAAAGCTCTAGTTAACGAGTTTACTGATTCTGCTACATTTGATTTAGTATTAGCTAAAGCTACAGGGATGTCAATAAAAGGAATTCAAAGATTAAAGGAGATGCCTGTACCAAAAAGTATACTTAAAAAATTAGAGCGGAAGATAGTCCATTTCTTTATTGATGATAATATAGATAATGCTTTAAGTATTACTAGACATGATTTTCCAGAAACTCTAGAAAAATTAGATTTAGCAGAGTTTTCAAGAGATATGGATTTTATAGTTAAAAATCCTGTAAGTTCTTCTAAAGAAGCTCAAGATTATATACGCAAACACGGTATAGACCATCCAGTAACACATGACGGTTTATGGGGGCGTACTAGAGTATTAACTACTATAGATGACCCCGAAGCTTTAAAAGCTCCCGGCGACCCATTAGCTTCAACCAAGCAAAAGTTTGGTTTATTAGCTGGATTATTTAATGCTGGATTTTTTGATGAACAAGCGCATAAAATTTTTGCAAACAGTTCAAGATATTTAGAATTAGGTGTATACGCTAGAGCTAAAAACTTCTCAGAATTTACTCAAAAAATGAGTAGTCAATTAGATAATACTCCATTATCTAAAGAATTGTTTGATAAGTTAGGAGATTATGAGGCTGCTGTTAGGACGCAATTTAAAAAATTGGATGTTGACATAATAGAACAAATGACTGAGAGTGGTGCTATTAACCAAATACCCAGACGCCCCATAAATGTTAATCAATATATAGCCAAACATTTTTCAGCTAAAATAAAATCAGGCGGCACTTCTTCAATAGGTATAGACGCAGCTACAAAAATAAGGGATGAAATGGACAGTATTTTTTCATTTACTAAAAAATCTAGAAAAACACAATTAGAATATTTAATGGATTTGCAATATGCTATTTCCCAAGTTAGAAAAAATAATGAGTTTGCGCCTTTAGGGGATGCTTTTGATAGCATGAAAACTCAAGTATCTAATGATATAGAAACATTTATAAAAGATAAAAAACTAATAAACTATAGAAATAAAGTCAGGGCAGACTATGAGGCTTTCAAAAAAAGGTTGAGTGGGAATAATTTATATAGACTTATTAAAAGAAATGGAGGTACTCTAACTGATGATAAAATGAGGGCGCTTATTAGAGCATCTGTAGAAAAAGATTTATTTGATTTGAATGATTTTCTAGATGCGGTCTCTACAAGAGGTAGTCAGTTTAATAAAAGATTAGAGTTTGTTACTGCTAATGAATTGCTTAATAAATATTCTATTAATGAAGGAGTTCACGAAGGTATTGATGTTAAAGCTATAAATTTTCCCCTTTATTATGAAGCTTTAACTAAAGTTAATTTTAGAGAAAAAGAGCTTAAAACTTTTAGAGAAGTAATTAGGAGGACTAGTAGAGTATTTAAAGGTGATGTAACTCATGCTCATGTATTAGGAAATGTAGAAATTCCAGACAATAAAACATACTTAGCTTTAAGTTTAAAAACTAGAGCACAATTTGCATTTATGAATATAGTGATGCAAAATATAAAAGCTGTAATGCCTACTAAACTTGGTGATAGAGCTATATTATTCAATTTATTAAATCAGGTGCTTGAAACTCCAATGCAAGCTAAACCAATAGAAGAATTAATGAAGCTTGTACCTAAAGCAGATAAACAAGCTGTTGGTGAAGCTGTAAATGTTATTAAAAGTGTTTATTTAGATTCAATAGATGAAAGAGTTGCTGATGCTGCAAATAAAGGGTTAAAAGATGTTATAAATAATTTAGGTGATGTTATATTACCTAAAGATATTAAGCCCACACTTACAAAAGTTGGAGATAAGGTTAAGGCTATAAGAATTTCACAATTAGGAAATAAAACTAATACTGGCAAAGTTTTAGACCCTAGAGAGATTGCTGATGCCAAAGATTTAACTAGGATATTTGGAGACGGATTTAAATTTTCCGACTTAAAAAATATTCATGTTAAACGAATGTTATATAAAGCTGGATTTATAGCTGCTAAAGATGATGATGCTTTATTTATTTTTGACCAAATTTATAATGAAGTGGAGAATTTCTAATGAGTGTAGGTAATGACATAACTAATATAAGTAAAGCTGAAAAGGCTAATGGATGGTTTCTTAAAATTATATTGGCTACTCTACCTATAGCTATTATAAGTTTAGGTTCATTGATGTATAATCTAAATAATTCAATTATAAGAATAGAGAGTGTAATTAAACACCAGAATGCGTCAATACAACAACAAAATTTAGCTTTAGAAAAATTAAGTGATAAAACTGTGACTAAAGAAGTATTAGATAACTATAAAAATATTATGGATTTAAGATTACAACAATTAGGGTTTATAATTGATGGAGTTGATAGACGACTTAATCTAGTTGAAGAACGCAACAGAGGAGGTAATTAACCATGAAGCGGCGTAAAGAAACTAAATATACAGTGGTGCATTGTAGTGCTACTGAAAGAGGTCAAAACTTTGATGCTGATAATATCAGAGATTGGCACCTAAAAAGAGGTTGGTCTGATGTAGGATACCATTACGTTATTCCTAGAGATGGCAGAATTCAAATAGGTAGACCAATGGGAGTTATAGGCGCTCATGTAAGAGGCTTTAATAGTGTTTCAGTAAGTATCTGCCTAGTTGGCGGCAAAGCTAAGGGGAGCAACCGAGGAGAAAATAATTTCACCACTAAGCAGTTTGCAGCCTTGGAGACATTATTAAGATTTTTGAGACTTGTATATACTGAGTCTGTTATACTTGGTCATAGAGACTTGTCTCTTGATGCTAATGGAGATGGTAAAATTACTAGAGAAGAGTGGATTAAAGAGTGTCCTTGTTTTGATGTTAAACAATTTGTAAGAGATTTGGGGATATAAAATGAGTATGTTTACTGATGCAATATCTAAATTAGCACCTACTATAGCTACAGCTATGGGTGGGCCATTAGCTGGTGTAGCTACTAATTTTGTTTTGGGAAAATTAGGTATAGAAGTTGATAAGAGTAAATCTCCAGAAGAACAAATGCAAGAAGTTATGGGGGATAATAAAAATTTAGTTGAATTAAAAAGATTGGATTTAGAGTTTAAGAAATTCTTGGCTGAAAAGCAAATAAAAGTGCAAGAATTGGAAAATGCTGATAGGGCATCTGCTAGAGAAAGAGAGAAAATAGTTAAGGACAGAACACCATCTACATTAGCTTATATAGTTACTGGTGGATATTTTCTTATAATCGGAGCACTTTTAGTTTTTCCAGAAATTTCTAAAGATTTAAACAAAGAATTGACATTTTTGATTATTGGTAGTTTAATAGCTAGATTTAGTACAATTTTAGATTATTATTTTGGCGCTTCAAAAGGTCAAAATGATAGTAATGTTATGAAATTTATTAAACAAGGAGTAGGGAAATGGAAATAGGTGAAATAGATGTTATTGGTGGTGTTCAAGTAATTAACAGCGAGCTTACTGGGGATTCAAAAGCTTATGATATAAGTTTTGCTAACAAGTTTACTGTTGCTTTAGTTGGATTATCTTCTGTTGGTAAGCTTCAATATTCTTTGAATAGTGAAAAAGAAGTAGAAGACGATGATGCTGAATGGATAGATTGGCATCTTGGAGAAGTTACAGAAAATGCAGGAGCTTTTTTCGAGTCTGGTGTTAATTTTATTAGGGTTATATGTTCTGGGACATATACTTTACAATTTAAGAGGTCAGACTAATGTTTAATGCAATATCAGGTGGTGGCTCAGGAGACACAAACGAAATGGATAAACCAGTTAAAATCAAACATTACCCTAATAAAGGGACAAACAATAGAGACGACCATATTGAGTTAACTTTATTAGGTGATGCTATAAATGGAGACACTATTAAAATTCGTGTGGTTACGGATAATTCCAATATAGATACCTTACTTACCTATTCTAGTGGTTTATGGTCTACAGATAATAGTGCTACTATTGTATCAGGGTCTACAGCATCCAAAGTTACTTTTAATATAACTCCAGAAGTAAGATTTCTAGGTGGTTCACATAAAATAAGTATGGTAGATTATTCATTATCTGGTTATTTAGGTGCTGCTAATTCTATAACAAGTAATTTTATACCTGAATATCTTTTGGATATTTACTCGAATGCAGCATTTGCCGGTGCTTTGCGAAGGCTAAATAGTGATTATACTAATGCGCTTATAGAAGTTAGGCGTGGAGGAGATAATAATGTAATGGAAATAGGTTATAATGATATAGGTGATTTAGATACTGATGAAATTATAGCTTTTGCTAATAATGGCGATGGTAACGCTTTTATCAAAATATTATTTGACCAAAGCGGCAACGGCAGAGACCTAAGCCAGGGTACAGACAATAAACAGCCGCAAATAGTAAGTTCAGGAAGTGTGTTAACCAGAGGCGGCAAACCGGCCATTCAGTTCGATGGAGCAAACGATAACTTATGGGCGGCAGAATCCAGTTTGCACAATGGACACAACAACCAAAGTGTCTTTATCCTGGCTGATTCCACAGGCTCAAATGATAAAGACCTTCTTGTTACCTATAGCGGCGCCAACGATGTTACTATAGTAATTGAAACGCACGGCGCGAACAATCTACGGAACATATACGCATACAACGGCAGTCAAGACACTAACCTGTTCACATCGCACGGTCAGTTTACCGGCAATCAGAAACTCATTACCTTTATTGCTACGCCGACTCAATATATCAGTCGCGTGGATGGCGCAAACCAACAAACCGGGGCAAGAACAAAGAGTGGGCCAAACCGGGATCATAAGATAGTGGTGGGTTCGTTACATACTGGTACTCTCCGTTTCTACGATGGTCGCATGCAGGAAATACTAATCTACGACTCCGACCAGTCGGCGGATATGGCGGACATAGAAGCCAACATGACTGACTATTGGGTAACTGTGTAACTCTGTTAATATATCTGATATTGGAAGATTAATTATGTTTAGCTTTATTATAGCTTTATTTAGAGCATTTGATAGATTGTTGAATGTTTTAACTATTGGTAATGATTTTACTACTATTTCAGCTAGAGTAGGCTATTTTGCTGACAGGGATAAAACTAGATACTGGAAAGTTTGTAGGTGGATTATTAATAAAGCTTTTAGTCCTGTACAATCTGAACATTGTTATAAAGCTGTATTATGGGAAAGTAAAATGTTAAACTTTAGGACACAAGTCTATAAAAGGGGGAATATATTTTCTCGTTGTCTACTATTTATTATAATTAGCTTCTTTTCGCTCTTTATATTCTTAATTTTGCTAATTCTAAGCCTCCCGGGCAAAAAATGGCTTCGCAGGATGGCGTAGGATAGCGTTTTGGCTTTGGCTTGAACAATCACCCACGGAACCCGGAAAATCGCTCTTGGCGGCTCTGAGTAGCTCTAAGAGGAAAAGTCGATTTTCACAAGGTAAATTGCCGGCTATTCACTTTAGTTACTGATTTTCCGGCAATTATATCATCTATATCGCTAATTTTACGGACTACTCCAGCTTTACCTCCTGCCCCTATTATAGCCTTTATTTTTTCTGCTTGTAAAGGTTTTACAGTATCTCCAGCACCTTTAATCTCAAAACCATAAAATTTACTATTTATACAAGCTATTAAATCAGGATTTCCATTTTTGTTAGTAGTAATTAAATTAATTACAAATCCATTATATTTACTCTCAATATACCTTTCAGCCTTAGCTGTTAATTCACTACCTAACATTGTTTATCAAATCTAACTGATACAAACCTAGGTAAAAATAAAGTGTGGCAGTTTGCTTTAGTGCTGGGTATTATCTCATTATATTTAATCTCTATTGTTTTACCTACATATAAATTCAAACACTCTCTATCATTATCAGTAAGTCCTGAGCCTACATTTACTTTTATGTATTTACCATCAACATTTCCACAACAAGTTAACGCTCCTATACAATATTCATATTTAGTTCTCGGCTCTCCCATTAATTCTTCAATACATTTTAATTCCATAGTCTTTTCTACTTTTAGTTTAATCCATCCATTTCTTTTAAAAGAATAAAATTGCTTAGGGTCTTTTAGTATAATGCCTTCCTCTCCACAAGCTATAGCTTTATTAAACATAAACTCTTCATCTTCTCTATTACCCACTAAGTGGAAATCTGCCATTTCAACTTTAAACTGATTATCACCTACTAAAGGTAAAATTATCCCTTTTATAATATTATATCTACTTACATACTCAATAGAGTTAGATTGAGATTTAAAATCTTTAAAGTTAGTAATCCAATCAAACACAACATATTTAACATTTTCATTAGTTAGTGTGCTATTATGTAAAGCTGAATTAACACGACCGCTAATTGTAGTCCTTTCTCGCTTATCTTCATCTTGAATCAGCTCACCATCAAGAACAAATTCAGCAATTGATATACTGTTTAAAAGTTCACATAAATCAGGGCAGTTTATTTGTTTACCATTTCTAGTAAATAATTTAACTTTTCCGTCATGTTTAATAGCTATAGTTCTCACTCCATCATATTTTGTTTGGGCAATCATGGGATATTCTCTTTTATTTGTACTTATAGCTAATTGAACATTAAATTTAGTTATAAGTTCTGGGAAGACTTTATGTATAGTCTTTTCACCTATACCACAATCTAAATCTTTTCTACATATAATTGCTATTAAATGCCCATGTAACTTAATAAAATTGTCTAACTCTTTTCTAGCAGCATTACCTGTTAGCTCTCTATTTCTTAGTTTATCTAGCAAATCAAACATTTCCTGACTAGGTTCACCTAATTCGCCACAAATAAACATATTACTAACACCATAATTATATGTTGGTTCATAAGTATACCTAAGTACTTTTATAAATGCTGCATCAGCATTTTCAAGTATAGCCTCTTTACCAATTCTACTATTAGTATTTCTTAACATAGTGATAAATTTCATAATGATTTCTCCTTATACAATGAATCAATAAAATTTCTTTTATTAAGTGATACAGTATTGTAAACTTGTTCACTTACTGCATTTCTAACTAAAAGAAAATGTACTATTATAGGCATATTTCTTTCAAAATTAGCCTGTCTTGCTCTCCTTTGAATATATTTAGCCGTACTGAAATTTTGACTATATATAATTAAATTATGAATATGTGACAAATCCACGCCTTCGGCATAACTAGTAGCTTGCAATATTTTAGCTTTATTGAAATATTTATTTAACTTAATACCTTCTGCAACATAATTATACATTACAGCAATTTTTTCATCATCCCCCCAATTTTTAAGAATGTAAGCTATTTTTTCTTCATTACTTAAAACTACTCCAACCTTATCAGGTTTTAATACTCCGCCCTCTAATTGGTGTAGGGAAGTAACTAATTTTAATTGGGTGTCAGCAACTAATTTATAGTCAACATCATTTACTTTAAAATTGAGTACTTTGTCTTTTAACAATAAATTATAAACTTCTTTAACAAGTTCACCTAATTCTACATAATGTACTTTATCTTCCGGCTCTTCTGAAAATCCTATATCTTTCCTAGTTTTAAATACAAATAAATGCTCTACTGTTTTAAATGCTTGTGTAAAGTTTATCTTAGTATAATCTGGAACATTCATTTTTCCAGTCCATATTGTATAAGGTCTGCCTCCTTTTCTCAAACAAAACTCTTCATACCAAACATAAAAATTCTTATATTGTCTCCAAGGAGAATAAGGAGATAAAGCTAATTGGTGATAGAGTAAGTGTATCCCTTGAGCATAAGGCGTGGCGCTAAGATAAAGTATTTTTGTTTTTGGTGTTACTATAGCTTTAATCTTTAGCCAAGTTTTAGTAGGTTTAGGAAATGATGATATGTTAGAGTGTGCTTCATCAAATATAATTATTTCTGGATTATATCCAATAACCTTATGAGCCGACCCATAAGATACAATACGATACTTTTGATTTAATTTATCCCTGCCTAACGCATCTAAAGTTTTATTCCAATCACCTATAGCTTTAGCTTTAGTGAAAACTAAGACATGGGCATTGATACATTTCATAGACTCCATACATAAAATACTACTTAAAGTTTTGCCTGTTCTTTCCTCAGCAGCAAGATAAGCTAATCCATTATCAAATAATATACCGCTAATTTTATCTGCTAACTCAATCTGATGTTGGTATGGTTTCATTCAAATATCCTCAATCCGAAAACTTCCATAAAAGCTTGTCTTTTAGATATTCCCATTTTAACAGTACCTTTTTTATATTTAGATAATTGCCCACGATTGCAGTGACAGTCGCTCTTTTTTAATAGTCTACTTATCTCGGTTAGTGTGTATTCCTGATTATCTGTTAAATATTCTAAAGCTTCTTTACTACTCATTATATCTTTAGCCAAAGTGATTCTGACCATTTTCAAATCTCCTAGAAGTTTGGTTAACAAATTTACAAGTAGGTCTCAAATTACAAAACCTATCATTACACAAATAATATTTGTGATTACCCGGAAATAATATTGCTGGGTCTATCTTACCTGTATAAAGTAAATCCAACTTAGCCAACAAATTATTTATTATATATTTAACCATTTCTCTATCTATTGGCACTTCACTGATACTGCCATAAGTTTCATTTCTACCAAACACAACCCCTTGGATATTTGTTTTATGAATCTTCTGTTTTTTACCAAATTCGGCTAATAGAACATAAGTACTTTGTTGTAAATCATAACTAGTAGGGATAATTTTCCTTTTACTTGTTTTAATATCCGCAGTAGTAGTATTAGTTATATAGTCTATAGTTCCAGATAAGCACTTAACTACTTTATGGTCAAATTCAATAGTCCGCCTTTCTTCAACATTTTCAGGTATATCCACTTGTGGGACTATATCATTAACAAATGCGTTAGTTCCTTCTCTAACTAGACTTTCTGCCTGATTCATAGTAAGGTTATCAAAGTTAGTATCTTCCTTATCCTTAATTTCTTTTCTAAAAGATTCTATAGATGCGCCCTCTACAACATCTATATTAATAACCTTTTTCTTAGCTGCTATAGATTCTTTCCACAACAATTCAGCACCTTTATGAACACCAGTCCCAATTGTTGCTCTTATATTAGGTATGGTCTTCTTTCCTAATATAAAAACATTGTACCACTGTTGAGGACAAGCTACATAAGAATCTAAACTACTAGGTCGAATTGTTATCTTCTCACTAATAATATTAGGCTCTTTAGTTACTGCTTTGATTACATTTACCATAGTTTTACTCCATTAAAAATTATATGTGTCTACAACTATACCCTTTTCTATATCCCCCCAATTATATCCAGTTAATACTTTAACCGGCATAGGTATTTCACTTTGAGACATATCATTCCAAGCTTCTTTCATTGATTTACCAACAATATTAGCTATAAACTTTGCTTCTTTTTTTGGAACAACAAATAAATAAGAATCATGCACAAAATTTCGTAGATATTTAAGCGTTAAGTTACTTTTAGTTACCATATAATGTATGGCAGTCTTAGCTACTTCTGCACCCATTCCTTGAACACGAATATTCAACATATCTGTAAGTAATTTAGCTTTATACTTTCTTCCTAGTGGTGTTTGCCAAATTTCGCCATTTTGCCAAGCTCTGATACCTCTTTGTTGCCATTCAGCTATTCCCTCCCATTTTCTTTTCCATGCTCTTATTATTTTATATGCTTCATTCTCGCTTATAACAATATTAGAGTCTCTTAACATAGCAGTTCTTAACATTTTAGCACTACCTCCGTATAATAATAAAAAATTACAAGTCTTAGCTATAAATCTTTCTTCCTCAGTCGGCTCCTCTTTAGAATATAAAGATTTAGCAAATGTTGTATGGACATCAACACCTTCTTTATATAACTGTTTCATTAAAGTGTCGTTAGCTATCTGGCACACACATCTAAGCTCTAATTGAGAAAAATCAGAAAATACTATTATATTGTCTCCATCTTCTGAAATACCAAAACATTTTTTAGATTTTCTAGGTATTTGTTGCAAATTCTGATTATTGCATAAAACTCTACCTGATTTAGCTGTTGGTGAAAATTCACCATATATAACTGGTTCATTGAATTTATCCAAATAAGACATAGCTGTTCTTATCTGTCTATCTTCAAGAACAGCCTTAGCTCTAGTATTACCTTCTAATATTACTGTAGCTAATCCTGTAGCATCTGACCTATCATCCTGTAAATACTCTCTAACTTGTTTATAAGATTTAGAGTTTATAGGTAAATTTATTTCTACTTGTCGTTTTTGTAGTTCTCCATAATAATTAGCAAGTTTGTCTAAATCTACAGGTAATCCATTACATTGAAATTCTAAACAATATTTTAATAAAGCTTTATCTAATTTATATAATTGTTCATCTTTTACACATTTAACTTTATCATAAAGAGCAGCAAGATAATATACATCAAATGCAGTATATTGGATTTCTTTATCTTCTAAATTACCTTTTGCCCAATCTGTTTTACTAAGTTTCTTCTTTTCCCCTAATGCTCTATAGGGATTATAATCAAGAGCGTATTGTATACATAAATCTAAACTATAACTATCTTTATCAAAAAAGTATAATTTAGACAAAAACAACGTATCATCAAAATCTCTTAAACTAAAATGAAGTCTAGAACCTTCTACTAATTGTTGTTGTATGCAAGAAATATCATAACTAAGATTATGACATACAATATGATATTTTACTAATAAAGCTGATAAAACTATAATATTTGGATTCCTTATTACATAAACATTAACACCTTGATAAAAACTAGCTATTTCAATTTTACCATGCAACCCGCGAGTTTCAATATCAAAAAATAATGGCAAACTCTCATCAAATTCCAACTTTTCCAATGTATCATTGCCAGCAAATACAATTTTTGTATCAGTACCTAATAAAAGCATAATTACTCCTTAAAATATGGCAGGGTATAAAACCCTGCCATAATACGCTCACAATATTAGAGATTTTTAATTGTTGCTGGTTTATTAGTTTCTTCTGGAACATCTTGAGAAACTGCCTCTTCAAAATGATTTTCCTCTTTAGGAGCCACAAACTTTTCTTCATCTGATACAGTAGACTTTTCCTCTGAATCAAATTCAGGCGTGGGGTCATACTCTACCAATTTAACAATTTTAATTGCTCTGAGAAATAGACTAACACCCCTGTTTGCGCCCCTTTCATAAGGCACCATTTGACCTGATATATTACCTATTGTACCATTACCAATAAGCGTATTACCAATATCAAACCTTTCAGTATTAGCATCATAAAATGCTATAACTGTTTGTCTGCCGTTTTGGCTAACTGCTGTATGAAATTGGAACATTACATGAGTAGCTTCACTCTCGGTAATAGGTTCTCCAACATCATTTTTATATGCTCCATTTGAATTACAATAGCGAAAACATTTATTAGACATTCTAGCTTTTTCGCCAAATGTATTATGGAACAACCTATTTATATTTTCCGTAGCATGTTTAAAACCGTCTGACTCTTTTTCAAACATAATACTAGCTACATACTCTCTACCATCTTTATTATAATTAGGCTTACCTTCACCTGTTGCAGTTACCCAAAAGAGAACCCCCTCTCTTGAATTAAATATTTCACCTTTTAACATAATTGTCTCCTGTTTACTTAGATAATGTAGGTAATCCTAAGATTCTCCTACAGTTAGTTTGCCACTATAATATATAGTAACAAAATTCATTTAACTTGCACTAATTGATAACTGCCACTATACCACAATCAGAGCAAAAGAAAATTACACTTTGGTAACGTTCAATCGTCTTGAAAGTGTGCCAGTTCCATCAATTGTTGGAATTCCCAATAATATATATTTTCTCCTTTACTAGTAGTATGTTTTCTACTGTAGCCAGCATGTCTAAATGTAGATTTCATAACTTCTCTATCACCTTTCATCTCAGTCATTCTCTCATATAAAATGCCTATCTTATCAAACATTAGCCTACCTTTATCCCAACCTTCATTATAATTTAAAACTTCAAAATCCTTAAACTGTTTAATTAGCTCTTCCCACTGTGCATTCTGTATATAATGTAATATTTGTTGATTTTTAGCCATACCGGACACAATCAATTTCTCTTTATCAGTAGTTTGTGGAGCATCCACATAATCATTAGCATCAAGGTTATGGTATTCAGTAGCTAAGTAATAACAAAAATCAATTACTTCATCTTTAATATTATCAACAGTTCTAGATATGCCGCCATTTTCTGTTACCCATAATTGCTCTTTAAGTTTATTAGGTGTTGATATAAAGGCTACCCGCCTATCATCTGTTTCTATAGGTAAAGGATTTTTATTAGCTGTGAGTATAAATATAGCTCTATGCCTAAAATTAACTGCATCAGTAGCCATACATCTTAATTGTGTCATATCAGAACCAGTATAGCTTTTTAACTTTCCTAATACTTCTAATTTATCAGAAGTTCTAGTAAGTTTATCTCCATATTCATCAAGATGCGCTACTAGTGTATCAGCCAACCAACCATTCTGTGATTCTAGAAATACTTTAGTAGTCACTTTAGTTACCCAAGATTCTCCTAAAATTAAACCTAATAAAGTCACAAAAACATCTTTACCAGAACCCGGAACACCTATAAAATAAGGTATAATTGGAGTATAATCAAAAGTAGTAAATCTAGTTCTTATAAACCTTAAAATATAATTTCTCATAAATTCATCTGGTATCAATGATTCCAAATATTTAATTGTTATCTCAGGCTTTTTATATATTTTACTATAACCTTCTGGATTATTTAATATTCTTAGTCCGTCAGTTTGCCTAAACATATTGAAACTTTCTTCTTTGTGTATATGTCCAAAATCTCTAGTAGGGTCTAGTATAGTCCTAATCAAACTTTTAGTAGCATCATATTGGTCTTCTTTTATTACCTTACCTGTTAACGACCTTAAAATAGATACACATTTTCGTTTATCTGTATAGTGTCTAATAGTTTGAGAAGTGTAATTTACAATAAAATAATAACCCTTAGCATCATCATAAAAACTCTCTATATGGTCTCCACGCATTGTAATACCTACAAAACCAAGAGCTTCCCACGATTCATCGTATTTCCATATAATTTCATTATCTATAGCCGCTCTTTCTTCAATCATTGGATTTATTATAGTTTGTGTTAACTTATGTTTATCCATAGGGCTAACCCATAGATTATTTATCATTAACATAGCACTATGATATAAGTTTTTACTTACACTTACATCAGCCCCTAAAATAGCAGATATTTGAGATAAATACCTAGAACCATCACCTTCTTTAATATCATTAGGATGAAGATGACCTTTACTCACATATTCAGGATAACTTCTAAACTCTCTAGGTGTTATAATCTTAAATAGTAAAGGTATATATTCTCCGTCATTCTTTACAAATTGTTCAACTATAGGTGCAAGTCTGTTGGCTACATACGATTTAGACTTCTCAGCATCAACCTTTTTAGCTTTACCTAAATGATTGAGTAAAGCTAAAAGAGATTCAGGGATTTCTTTTAGCTCCGGCAATTCTTTATGCTTCCATCTTACCTTAGTTTTATTTTCTTCTGTTGGAAGATATATTGCTCCATTATCAGTAAATACATCTAATTCTATATGTTCATTATGAATTCGTAAAGGAAGTACAGATGGATTATACTTATATACAAAAGTTCCGCCTTCTTTACCTAGACTCTCAAAGTAAAACTGATTTTCTGGGTCTATAGATTTAACAATATTTAAAGCTGCTGCATTATCACAATCAACAGCAATAATATTATTTATACTGCCAGTAAGAAGCATAGCTAATCTAACTTTTTCCTCATTCTTTTCATTAGTGTATTTTGCCATCCAATCTTTTTCCATTAGTGGCAAAGTTTTTGTTCCATCAGCTAATCTTTCTAACCTTCCTCTTAATGGTACAGTATGATAACCTGCATTTATAAAAAGGGATATTATCATTTATCAATCCACTGACCTAATGGCATTTTGCCTCTATATAAAAATTTATTTGTATCTTGCTTAGTTAAACCATCAGTTTTAACCCAATAAGGAAACAAGCTATCACCAATCTGAATGTTTAATATCCTATCAGCAGTACTTTTCATTAAATCATAATGTTTAATAAGTTTAGCTAGTGTAGGTGGAGTTATATCAAGATTATAATCCCTAATTAACCTTGGCCTACTGACTCCCTGCATATTTTTAGCATGTAATTCATCTAATAATTTAGGCCCAATTAAAGTTATTGGCTTACCCATCGACAACCTCCAAATCTTCTAAAACAGTACAAACACTTTTGAAAAATTCAGTTTCTGCAAACCAATCTGGCACTGAATTATTTGTCCAAATTACTTGCTTGCCGCTTTTCAATTTACCTGCCCATATAACTATAAGCTCTTTACGATAAGCCTCATATACATCAGCTATAAACTTAAAATTAGTGGTTGTATTAGGCATAGGTGTCATCCTAATTCCTTTAATAAACTCCCCTGCATCTATTTTCATAGCAGAAGCTAATACATTTCTATAATATTTTATTAGCTCTGTTGCGCCTTTCCTTTTTTCATATTCCAATAACAAATAATTAGCATAATTTATAACCCAATTGTAATTACCTATAGATTTCCTAGCCCACACCATCCAAGGGGAATTTATATTAGCTAGTCTGCTAGTAAGTTTCATCTTTTCAGGAATTAGTTTTTTATCCTCCCTCAACTTAAAATTAGTAGAAGTTAAACATATATTCAAAACTTTAGATAATTCTGAAAATAATGTAACATCATCTAGATTAGACGCACTTTCTCTAAGAGAGTCATCTGTTACATATACTTTAAGCATAGTGCTGCTCCAAATTGAGTTTCAAAGTTTCAATTTCAAGATTAGCCGTTTTATCACTTTCTAATGTTAATGTTATCGTGTCTCTTATATATGTTATAGCAGCTATAATAGCTATAAACACATCTTCCAATTCAGTATCAATTATGCTAATATCACCTCTCTCACATATTTTATGTATAGCATTTAAATCTTCACAATTTATAGCATCTTTTATATTTATTAAAATTTCTCTTTGGTTACTACTAACTTTAGCTAGTTCAAAATTTTCATATATATTATAAGCTAAATTAGTGTATGCTTTAGTATTAAAATAAATTGTAGTTAATCTACCACTGTAAGTATCTAGTTTAGCACACTCTAACCTGTCTGAACCTTTTGATATATTATAATCTTTTTTAATCCATCTTTTTTCATTTAGGTTTAAATATTTTCTAATTATATCAAAACCTAACTCTATGTAAGAGATATTGTAATCTGAATTACTCATATTTCTGCTCCATTAAATGGTTGTTAATGATACTGCAATTTTCCGTATTAAAAATTACATTTTGGTAATGTGCCTTAATGTGTGGCGCTCTATCAACATTTTTACTCTTCACGTACAATTGTCCAAGGTAAGAGTAACTTGCCAGAAGCGCTGCACTCAGTAAGCCTATCAAAAGATTGGTTAAAGTGTGATATGTTTTTACATTTCCTACCTCCAATTTTCCATTTAAGCTCTTATAGTATATTAAATTCAGATTCATCAAAAGTAGGTAATTCCACAAAAACATCTTTCCTCAAACGAAAATGATGTTCGCGTTTAACTGTTTTATAAATTAGCCCAGAAGAGTTAATAGCTTCTTCGGACTTGCCCAATAAATTCTGATAACATGATAACAATCTCCTTGAATATATCTAGAATAATCCTTAGCTTCTTCTCTCAATACTTCATAAGCTTCATCACTATCAAAGTATCCAAAATTATCTTCTATTCTCTCTTTTGTTGTATAAATCAGCCCAACAGGCACACCATCTACATAATTAGCTAAATCTCCACTTTTAATTATTCATAATGAAGTAAATACAACACCATTACCAAAATCAGCTTTTAGTTCCTGTAGTAACTTATTATAACAACAACCAAAATTTTCAAAATTTTTATATTTTTCGGGTAGGGACTCTCCAAAATCTGCCGCTATTGAATTATTTCCATAACATATCATTATACCTAAATTATCAAAATCTCTAGGAGAAATAGGGCTATAGTTTTTAACTACAGCTAATCTACATCTCCCATTCTTACTTTGGTAGACTTTTACAATATCTTGTGGCATTATCATTTGATTGTTCTTAATGTATAGTTAAGGTATTTAGCAGCATATTTTAAATGCCGTTCGGTGGTAGGTGTTATAGTTATATTATTGAAAGGTGTTATAGTTTTTGTAGAATGTTTTACAAAGGCTATTTCTTCGCCGTAAGAAAATAGGCTATTATCTAATAAATGTAAATTATCTGTATAATCAGGAAAAGAATGTAAAAAATTGCGTTTGAGTTTATTAGCATTATTATATATTATCTCAAATTTATGCCTATTAGCTTCCTGTCTGATAGTAAGTCTAGTTTCTACATTAAGCAAAACCCTCAAAACTCTAATCTTTTTATCTTTCTCATCAATTATAGCTATATTAGTTCCTGCAAATTTAATGTTCATAATTGTCTCCAATTAAGCTAAAATATGGCACAAACCAGATTTATACATAATACAAAGGTTTGCTTGTACATAAGGTACATTTGTACTTAAATTAAAACATTTAATTTTTTTATCTTCTGGTGAAATCCAAATCTCTATATCACCATCATAATCACCGCCTTCATACAAATCAAAAGATACATCAGCTTTTCCATTAAATTCAAATACCTCCTCACACGAAAAATCAACATTAGATATAACATCATTAAGCCTTAAATACTCGGTGTCAGCAGTAAAAATAATTTCATCTATATTTCCATCACAACACTCAATTTTCAAATCTATATTACTGCCTTCTTTTTCATAATATGAAACAGAAGCACCCTTAAAAAACTTAGTCATAATAATCACCCACAAACTGTAAATTTCCAAAAATAGTAATTATGTTCTACATCAATAATAGATTTTATTTTCCCTTATAGTTATTCTTTATTACTTTATTTACATACTCTAAAGCATGTTCGTCTACTAAACTAGATTTTACTTGAGGAGCTACAAAAACAAACCACCTATAAAAATAAGTTAGAGCTTTTATTATTTGCTTGTGTGTGCAATCTGGCGGTGCCGAAAAGACACAATTTTTACTGCATAATCTAAGTTTAAACTGGTGCTCTAGACAGTACAAATTAGGATAAAGTTCTTTTGTATTAAAGATAACAAAAGTTTTATCCATAGTCGATATTCGTGATATTAAATAGGTGTAAATGTTTCACTCATAATTCAACTCCAATAAATTAAACAAACTATTATGAGAATATAAGCCAAAGGCCATAAAGAACAAACAAAATCTTAATCAATAAGTTTGTTCGTTTGTTTTTACGCTCTTCCTCATATTTCTCTTTAGTATATCCCGGCGGGATTGAGTGATTACTTTTACTCATAATTATATTCCCACGGTTTAATAAGTTCTGGTAGCTCTTTCATTTTTATTGGCATAATCATACCTAGGAATTGCGGGATTTTTTCTACTGTTAAATATGCTTGGGTGGTACCATTCTGATGCAATACTATATTAGCTTTCTTATCTATTGTATATATAACTTTATGAAACATACCTAGATATTGTAAATTAAAATGTCCAACCTCTCCAGATACCGGAACATCAAACAATTTACTAAAGTTAATATCACAATTAACAGTATTAGATTGAATCACACTATTAGAAGTGGCTATATTTATTTGCTTATTATAGTCAGCTTCCCTATTAAATACTATATTTACATTGTCTATTGCTTTGATTGTTTTCAACATTTCTATTGGTATTGCGTAAGATATAGAGTTTCCATCAAAAACAAAATTATCTGCTATTGCTGCACAATCCCAATCACACACTCTAAAAGATGCTATATAGTGTCTGCTTCCAGCTAACACAAATACACCATACTCTTTATGGGCATATATAATCATGCCACTTAAACATTTAATACCTCTCGTAATACTTTTATTTTTTGACACTGCATGCCTCAATGCAACAACGTGCTCACCTTTAACAGTTATTCCAAAAGTACTCATAATATATCTCCATGTTAAAAATTAGGTTAAAAATTAAATTAGTCTCAACTACCTAAAGGTATTTCAACCATTCCACAATTTTCAAGCTCACTGCGTTTATTAGCAGGATATTGAAAGCCCCATTTATCACTATAAAAAGCAAACATAACTTTTCTTGCTTCTTCATAAGAGTCAGCTCTGATGGAAACAAATGAATATAATCCTTGCGGATGGACTCCGCAAAAAGTGAAAAGATACTCTTCCATAATGTTACTCCGGATTAAAAATTATTTGCCAAGTGTAGAAAATAGTTTCTTTATTTTCAGGATATAAAACTATCCTACCTAGAAAACCATTTTCTTCTGTATTTTTTACTGTTTGTTGAGCTAATAAATCAAACTTTTTATGCTCAAAAGTTTCAGCATCCAAATCATTTTTAGAATAACTCTTAAAAAGAAGATTAGCTATTATTGAATGTATTATATATTTCTCTATTTCTGACTCTGTTAAAACAATATAATACTTACCTTTATAAGTAAATATATGTTCAGTTCCTTCATCATTTATATCTTCAAATTCAACACGCTTCTCCCCTATTATTTTAGCCAAAGCTATAACTTTAATCTGTTCATTCATAATAGCACTTCTTATTTTTACACCATCAACTTTTTCTCTTTTTACCAATTCAAAACTATAATAATATCCATCTGAATCAATAATTTTATATGGCGTGCCAAGTTTATCTAAAACTTTTGCATTATGTGAAACCTTTTTGACATCTTTATAAATAAGTTCCCAGTCATTATAGACGATTGCATATTTTTCATCTCTATAATCTCTAAAGTAAACTTTTTTACTTCTTCCAGGCAAACTCAGTATTTTCATAATATATCTCCAATTAAATAAACAAACGAATGATAATAAATATAACTAAGATAATTTTCATCTTTGGTATATCATTATCTTTTGGTTGATTAGCAGCTAGCTCTCCGGGCTTAATTGAGAAATCATTCATATTGGATTGTACTCTTTGTTTGTATAGATATAAAAAACTCTATTGTCTCGCCATATAGTAGATTGATGCCTCAAATCTATATCACCATCATACAAATCTAGGCATTCTGATAGATAATTTTCGTCATCAGCTTCATCTACTACAACACAAACTATAGTGTCAAAGATAAATAACATTTTATCATCTTTTACAGATAATATATTAAACTGTTCTGCATTTATATCACTATCTAAACTAATAAATAGTACCTTTTTGCGCGTGTTTATCTCATCAAATGAAATCATTAGCCTATCTCCTATGAAATTAAAATAAATTACTTGAGTCTGTGGATAACAAACTTATATGGCACTTCGTCCAATTCTATTTTCCAAATATAAAAGCTCCCGCATCAGACTTGCGCAAAGTAGACTTTGCTATCCTAATTTGATGTTTATCAAAAATTGAAAGTTTGCGTTTCATAATATATCTCCTAATTAACGGTAATAAGTTTCAAGCTTATCAAGTTTTTTCTCTTTTATGATAAATTGTATGTGATGCTTTTTTATAGGTGTTTTGTTTAATTTAATATATAAAACCTTATCTGCTCGATTGAAATATCCAGCAAATATATTATTATAGTAAATCTCATTTTCGCTATAAGTCAATACTTCTTTATATTTACTAAATTGTTTGAGTTTATATAGTTTGGTTACATCAAAATTAAAATAATTTGCGGCATATGCTATATGCTTGCAGGTTGTTTGACTATAATAATCATACACAATTATAGCTCTATTTTCCCAATCAATCTTAGCGACTTTGGTATAATATGAGTATATATAATCCAAATCAAAGCCAAGATTTTGTTTATGATACTTGAACCGTTTCATAATGTATCTCCTATTCAACAAACTTTATATTGTGTTTTTTAAGAATTGCGCGAGCTTCTTCCTTGGTCATTCCGCCAAATATAAAAGCTCCCGCATCAGACTTGCGCAAAGTAGACTTTGCTATCCTAATTTGATGTTTATCAAAAATTGAAAGTTTGCGTTTCATAATATATCTCCTAATTAGTGAATTATTGAAAGTTTGAAAACATGATACCTACCTAAAGTAGCACAGCCTTTTTTGAAGGCGCGGTATATTTCCCGATTAATGGGATTATGTGTTATATCGCTAACTTCTTCGGACGTTATTACCATATATTCAACATCATCAAAATAAAAAGAATCCCCAAGACAATCTATATTATCCGGGGATGCTTCAAATCCTGCATCAGTTAAATGATTGACTAAAACTTCCAATTTTTTGTTTTGTTGTTCTGAAAGGTTTATCGGTGGCAAATCAAATAAATTAGATGATTCGTCAGATTGTGTGAATGTATACATTACTGTACTCCATTTCTACAATAGTTTGATATATTAAAATAGTATAGTATATCAGCTAGTGCCCGCTTGTTATAATTTTTACAGACCTGCCCATTATAGCGCCCTGTTTCACACTGTCAAGACTTTTTTTGGATTTTCTGGGGTGCGCGGCGGCCCGGGATGGGTTAGTTAGGGTTAGCTAAGGGAGCGGCGTGCAGCAGTAGGTGGTGGCTAGTGGTGATTGGCGGTAAGTTTTGGTAAATCATGAAACTATAGTATATTATTTTCTGATTGATTTATAGTATAGAATAGTATGAAATAATTTAGATTTTGGTTCAAAAATGTAAACAATTACGTAATTACATTTTTTTATTGAAAAGCAGCCACCACACCACCATAGAACACACTTTTATGCCTACTTATACAATAATTATGTAATTTATGACATTAGTGAAACAAGCCCTATATTATATGAAATAATATATAAAAGCCCGCTACTCTATTAGTTATTTTATTTATAATTATAACCTATTATTTGATATACTACTAATTAAAGCTATTTTAGTTTATATTATTATTTGATACTATAATACAATACATTACTAATTAAAGCTATTTTAGTTTATATTATTATTTGATACTATAACACAATACATTACTAATTAAAGCTATTTTAGTTTATATTATTATTTGATACTATAACACAATACACTATTAATTAAAGCTATTTTAGTTTATATTATTATTTGATACTATAACACAATATGCCATTTTTATTTACTTTATAGTGCAATGTGTTACTGGTTAGCTTTATATTAGTTTAATGGCATTTTTTGTTATGTTATTTTATTTTATAGGCTTATTCTTTTATATTATTTTGTTTTATAGTTTTATTTTTTTTTATATTATTTTATTTTTTGCGCTGTAGCTTGTTGTTGCGCTTTTTTGTGTCTTTGCACTCTGACGATTGTTGGCGGATTGTGGTTTGGGGTTAATGATAAAAGTGGATAAAATGTAATAAAAATAATTTGACAGCTTGCGAAAATTATGTATAATTATGGGTAACGAGCGGCAATCCCGCCGTTTGTAATTTAAATGGAGTTAAATCATGGATAATGAGACCGTAACTGTAAAAAAAGCGTATGCTGATGTTTATTTGTTTTTGTGCAAAAACAAGGAGCGCAAGGTTGCAGACATTTTAGATGCTGCGGCTGACTTGATGCGCTCGCACAGGCGTGCATCATCTGATGATGCATTGATCAAAAATGTTGCTGGCGACATTGTTGCAATTCGCTGTGCGTTTTTTGCTCGCTGGATGCCTTTGGTTGGCGACAATGCTGTGGAGTTTGGGATTAAAAAAAATGGAGTCGGAGGCCAATACAACCCTATGTGCAGGGTAGGACAAAACATATATAGCAAACGTCGAAATGACTACATTAAAAGTCTGAATGCCTTCGTTGTAAATGTAATTAGA